GGTGGCATAATTTTTACTAACTTTCCACCATTGACAGATGGATAGTACCTACAAATATTTTGTTGAAGTTCTTCTCTCCCATCATCATAACACAAAACTAAGCGACTACTACGAGGAACCTTAGTTCTCAACAAAAAATCGTAAGGGTTATCCCAATTCATGATTGTGTCTTCAATAGGTTTATCGTTAACAAGAAACTCCACTGCCGCTAAAGGAATGACAAAAGCAGAGTGGTTTTTATGCCAACCATGTTTTTCAAAAGCGATGCTTTTATAACCTTCCTTTTTGTAATCTGGAAGTTCATATGCTCCCTTTGTCTTTACCTTACCAGAAGTAGTTATCGAAATATAATTATTCACGTTTGCAATATACATCACAGCATAAGTATCGCCTTCCATTTCTAGCTTAGTAGTATTTTCCCACTCCTTCACCAAAGAATCCGCTTTATCAATATGGGACTTATCAATCAAGTACTCAAAACCATCAGTGTTACACATGATAATTTCTGCATGGCATTCATCAATCAATCTTTCCATCAGCATACACAAAGAAAGTTGACCTCCTACTGTAGTAGCCATTGTGTAGGCCGGATCATAAAGCGGACTAAATTCATTATTTGAATTGCCGTAGGAGGCATTCAGAGCAAGCTTCAGAGCAGCATTGGCACCTGAGCCTTTAGGATGACTCTTTCTTTCGTCGTAGAGGCTTTTATACACTCTACAAAAAGTTGTTCCAAGGTGCGCAGGATGTAGATTATTACTAATTGCCATGTTGGGGTAAAAAGATGAAACATCTAATGTTCGTAACACTTTGTTACCTTCTGTCCGAACAATACCTTGTTTTGCACCATGAATTCCTCCAACACCATAGTCATATCTGAATCCATTAATGACTACATTCAGAGTCTCAGCAATACGATAACACCAATAATAAGACTTAGCTCCTTTAGGAGATTTCAATTCTTTTTCTTCTATCCAACCAAGAGGCTGTTCTCTTCGCAAACTAGCAATGTGACTTTCAGTTGGAATGTACTTCTTGTCTTTTTTGTCATTAGGATTACTTATCTTTTTCTTCTTGGTTAGCATTTCTGCGTACTTAGCTACATCCCCTAATTTATGCTCAAGAAGATCAGTAAACACTCCTTTTGTTTCAGTAATAACTTGAGTCTTAAACCATTCATGAACAGCCTGAAACTCTGGTCGGTTAAACTTGATATAAGAGAAAAGACAATCTTTCAAAGCAATCTTATCTCGCTTTGTTTGACGCATCTTCCTACCTCTAGAAGTTTGCTCATAGCAACTACCCGGTTGCTCTTTCTCAAGAGTACGAATAAACAACTCTGAACCAATCTTCGTATCATTGTAATTCGTACAGTCAAACCCGAACTTCTCCGTGAGTTCTTCACGAAGTTGTAAAGCGTCCTTGCAGTAGTTATAGAACTTCAGAGTCTGAAGCACATCATGTTGGTTGTACTTAATCAGAACATCCATTTCATCCGAAGTCAGAACCTTATCAAAAGGAAACGGCAAATCCTCTACGTTTTCGCTTCGCATATTGACTTCAAGCATCTTCAGGGAAGTAGCCTTAGCCTTGTTATTGAAATGGTTAATTAGATACAAATCAACCTGTGGAATCAGTTCGTCTTTAACGACTTTAGGAAACCCTCCGTCTTTCGTAGAGTTAATTTGTTCTTGTGCTAGCTTCTGAATCCACTTAGCTGTGAACTTAGGCTTTACCCCTTCGGACTTAGCCTTAGCAGCTTTCATCATAATCTCATGAAGAATAGGATAGTCAAATCCAATGTTATTGAATCCAACCATTCGCCACTCTTGGTTCATGAGATTACGAAGGCACTTCAGCATTTCTTCGGTGTCATCTTTTCGATCAGAAATCTCAAAGGTGCGAATCTTTGCTGGATTATTAGCTAAAGCAATGGTAAATGTAAAACAGTTCTTGTAGGTTTCCAAGTCATAAATCACGTCTTTATTACTCATTGCTTCCTTTACTATTTAATATCTATTTCACATAGAGCTATATAAACCTTATCGGGTATTTTACTCTTGTACTTTTCTGCCAGTTCTCTTATATAACTTTCTTTTGCTTTCTTGTATGCTAAGAAGCATTCATTCGGATCGTTACTATAAAGAACATGTACGCTTTTTCTCTTTCCATTCTCATCCAATCTAGAATACTGCGCTACATACTTTGAGTTCTCTGTTTTAAATGATACTCCAGCAGGAAGACTGGAGTCTTTCATATCAAACTTTAAAGCACAGTTTACATCATTTGGTAGAAAACAGCAAGTACTTTCCGAATAAAGTTTCCCAAAGTTTGATAGCAAGTCTTTGTCAAGTTGCCAACCTTCAATATAGTTATTTTCAAACCAAGAATTGAAAACTGACAATCTTAACCACTTTTCTTCTACGGTAGTTCCTACATAAGTAGGTTTATTTTTATGGTAAACTTCACTATAACACCTTCTGATCATACTATGCCAAGTAGAATAAGAAGGAATCTTTGAAGTCATGTCATTGATTCCTTTTCCGAAAACCATATCAGAAGTCAATCTTTACATTTTGAGGTTTTGACATTGCTTGAGCCTCTTCTTCCGTCACCACTTGGTCGTAAGGATTAGATGTTGCAAAAAGATGAGTCGTTTCATGATCATATCGCAACCAACCTGCTTCTCCAGTATTCCCTGTTCGGCGGCATTTCACAAGCTGCAACTTAGTGGCTGACTTTTTAATCGGACACTCGTTCATCTTATCTCTGCTCAAGAGAATAGTATTGAAGGCAATCTGATTGATACTCGATGAACCCATAAGCTGGTACTCGCTTACAGCATGAGGATTATCTTCGGACGGTTTCTTCATGTGTGACACCGCAATCACACATGTATCCGTTTCTTTAGCAAACTTCAATAGTGTATCCATGAACTCAATAATTGCACCGTTATCCGAACTGTTTACACCACATTGAATGGGGTCAATAACAATTACATCACAACCTTCAGATTTAGCCAGATAATTGAGTTTATCAAAGATTTCTGTTGTAGAAATGCTACCTTGATGATCAACATACACAAACTGATTCCGACGAACAAGGCCATCAAAAAATCTTGTCTTTAGGGCTTCAATATCAAGTGAGTCACGAGATTTCACTCGCAAATTGATACCCGCATCCAGCGAAAGAAGGTCACGTACCACTTCACGTTTAGTTCCTTCCAAATACATTGTACCAACCTTGAACTTTGTGTTCTCAATCAAATTATAAACAATATTGGATACAAGAGCACTTTTACCAATGCTTGTAAGAGCACCAATAACAGTGATTTCACCCTTCTCCATTCCGCCGTTCATCATTTGATTCAAACCGCTCCATGCTTCTGGAAATGGAATCTTAACGTTAGAATCTTCATTCTCAAAGTCATCCCACATCTGAGAGAGGTGTAGAACGTCTACGCGACTAAAAGGTTCAGCTTTCCAGAATACTTGCTTGAGTTCTGCAGCCTTACCGGCTTTGAGCATGTCACACGCATCCTTGATATCACGAGGAAACTTAGCAATGAAAGCTTTCCCTGGTGGAAGAATACGTGCAGCTTCTTCAAGATAGCGTT